AGACCACGCGCGAGCCAGCGTGCCCTCCTGGGCTCTCACAATCGTAAGCGTGTCTCCTGTTCTGGCGGTGACATGCACGATCTCGCTTATCTGACCTGTTGCAGCATCAATCAACGTTAACTTGAAGAAACTGGTACCGGAAACTGGCGCAGGGAAAAGAGCACCAGTACCAGTATTCAGCGTCATGGTTGTTGCGGACGCGCTTATCCCGGCAGCCAGAACGCTTTGGGCGTTATTAGCAGCCAACAGTAAAAGTGCCATTATTCCTCCGGGATGGTATTATCTGCCGCTATTGGTTGCTGGCAGTGTTATGATTGCTGAATCTTATAAACAGGAGTTCTCTATGATTAATTTATCTGTAGCCTTTTTCCGCACAATCCTCTCTGGAGTTGCAACGCTAACTATTTTTCTTTCTGCATTTCTTATCACTCTTGCTATTCAAATGTGGGCGCAGGAAGGAGTCCCGCCACTTGAGAACATCAAGTTTGTTGTGATGTTGTTTTTTGTAGTTATTATGCTTTTGACAATTTCTTTATGCCTGAAAATATTCCTGGATATGGTAGTTAGCAGCAGGAATTATAAAATTCTAATCAAAGGAAACTCTTCAGTCCACCAATGAATCGCTAGCCAACTATTGTGACTGAAACGGGTTGATAAAAAGGCATGTGGAGCAGGCCGCTATCAAAGGCCTGCTTGAATAATTCTGCATATTCATATTTCGTACTCTTTATCACGCCGCTAGTTTTCTGATTGAAAACTCTGTTGTTAAATCCAAATGAATTGTAAAGGGAAGAGTTAGTAAGTCGTCGGTATCCTTTGATTATAGAGATGCTGGCGCCAGAACCAGAGAATAAAACTGAAACACTCCATCGCTGATCATTAACAACATCCATGCCATCAATGCCCGTCAGGAATCGGATTATGCGACGCTTCAGCCATGGGATTGTGAAGTAATATCCGTCACCTTTATAGAAATTCCATGTCATTATGCGCTTGAAAAGATCGTCTGACACAACAACCTGCTCTGACTGGTTGACTACCTTTCTTCCGTTAAAAGGCAACTGATTAAACATTACGGCATTGAATGGGCCAAATGTGCTCTGCTTTCCGCTAACCAGCACTGGTGGCTTCACGCCGTATATCCCTCTGGCTGTCCATTTCAGCTGATCACCAACATTATAACCACCGACAAAAATCGGCAGATTAGCGTTAATCATCCATGAATAAATTTCCTGAGCCATGGCGTTATATGCGCTGACGAATGCCTGGAGGTCATCATCGTCTTTATACTGCGTATACAAGTATGATTTAATGATATCTTCAAGCATGTTATATCCCGTCGACAATCACCCCATTTGAGGCTATATACCAGTAACTGTATGGGTCACCGCTGATGATATTTGTCCCGGCGTCCACGTCTGTGATAATGCCATTCACAGTAACAATAACGTTCAAGGTTGAGATCAGGCTCATGTCCAGCGTACCGTTAATGGCCTGAAGGAAAACATCCTTGACGTTGTTGATGTTCATCGGCTTGCCAGCGAATATCCCGTTTACGTAGTTGATTACAGGTTGAGACACCAGTGAGGCGATAGTCGCATCCGTGAGATAATTCACGCTCTCTGTTGCCCATTCAAATTTTATCGTTACCAGCTGCTGCAGCGGAATTACAAAAGGAATAAGGTAGTCATCAGGCCAGTCGTTGATCGTTACAACGTTATTCCTCAGGTTCGGAGTTACAATTCCGCCGCCTGTCCATGCCCCTGAGGCAGTGGTATTTATGCCAATAGAGAAAGTGTGGGGGCTCAGTACGGTAATGGTAAGGTCAACGTTATTGACGCCACTCATCCCTGTTACGCCGGCGATACGAATCACCTGGCCTGAGCTGAAACCATGAGTGATGTCAGTCGTGACAACCCCAGG